TTGGGTAGTTAATTGCTTTCTTGCTCGGATCGTACTTCGGTTTATATTCGTTAAAATATTGTGAAACTTCTATAAGGTAGTTATACTCTGCTTCGGTAAGTTCCTGCACATCTTCCATGCTTTGGTGAAATTCTGTATAGCCAGGTGTTGGAAATGTGTAAACCACCGGTCCGTTAGAATATAGGGCGATTACCTCGTTTCCATCCGGGGATTCTGCCAGTGGTGTTTTGTTGGGTAGTGCTGCATAGTTTAACCATACGTGATACCCTGCGTTGCGGGTTTGCTCAATGAATACCTTGCTGAAGATTTCCGGTGCCTCGTTGGTTATAATAGCCATCCACTTGCTGAATAGTTCTTTGTCCTTCGTATTCTTTAGGTCAAAATCAAGACATCCGTAGTTATTGCCTGTGAGTATCATCAACCCATTATCAGTAGGGCGTAAATGCAGGTCATCCGGATTACTCCAGTTGCGATGGGATATAGGTTGCTTAGTTTCAGTATCCCATTGTATGGGGATGACTTTGAGGCCGAGTGATTGGTAATCGGTGTATTGGTGCATTGGTGGTGGTGGTTACAGGGTGTCAAATATAGCAAAGAATTCCTCCGGCGTATGCACAAACTCATATATCCCGCCTGCCTGCCTTTCCCGTTGCTGCTCGGCAAGTTGTTCGGGGCGTTGTTTGTCCTTGCCTACCTTGATTTCAATCATAACTGATTTACCCCTCACGGTAGCCGAAATATCAGCCGTACCCTTCCGTGTTGCGGATGGGATGAACTTCCCATTAATCTGCCGGCCCATAGTATTTATTCGCGTAGCCCGGTATCCACTCCAGTTAAGGAAGTTGATTATAAACGTAGTCAGCCCATTGGATTTCGTAACCACAGGCGCAGGCGGTGGAGTGTAAAATCCATCCTTTACAACTGATGGAGTATGTTTTAACGTGTAATTGTAATGAGCGGTGTTATAGCGTTGCTTCCAGAGGGGGGGGTGTTTCATATTGCTCTATTGCTTTAAATATTTGTAATACAACTTGTGGTACTATAGCGTTTCCTGCTGCTTTGATTGATTCGTTTCGGTGCCACGCTTCAAATTTTGATATTGCGGTTTCAAATCTCCTTGCTGCCAATGCAATTTCATGTGGCAAGAATGACAAAGAGTTTCCAAATTGCTCGGCTCGTTGTTTTTCCAATTCCTGTCCTTGTGGTGAACATCTAAATTCTTTGTGTTTCCGCAAATATTGCATAATTGGTTCGCATAATTTCTCGCCAAACGGTGATGTGAACTCTTGCTTTTTATATTCTCCCGAATATAGTTGCATTGTTTGGAGCAATACAATCTTTGATTCCAACGAGTAAAATCCTCTAATCTGTTCCCAAATCTCCTTCTGTTGAATAAAATCCCACACTTCTTGCAGGTTTTTGATTCTGTTTTTTTTGCTTGTGTAGCTATTGGTATCATAAAATTCATTTACCACAAATCTAAGTAATTTATTGGAAACCCCATCATCTCGCTTACGAAGTGGTGAGATAGTTGGGAAGTTTTGCCAGTTTGAGCGAACGCATCTGGTAGTGAGTTTGTTTGATTCCTTCCCGATTCCTCCAGTGCTTCCGTTGACCTTGCTCCCTTGTAATCCCTTGTGGCTGGTGTCGGCAACATCCCATGTTTCGCCATTGTTGTTAAATCGTCTATTTTGCCTTCTGATACTCTCTGATTTGAGTTTCCGTGTCCTTTCACCCAAGGTGTCGGCAACATCCCCATACTCATTGCCCGTGTCAGCGTTACCGAGTGCATACTTCCCTCCTTCACTTGGCTGCTCTTCATCGTTGCCGTTGCGTTGGTTGAGTCCATTGCCGTTGGGGTGGGGAGTAAGCCGTTCCCCGCCCATTCTCTCAAATTGCTGCAACCCCCGTTGTTCGCTGCTTCGCTTCTTTCCTCCGGCTTCCTTATGTCGGTTCTTATATCCATTGCTTGTGGCGTAGGCAACAAACCAAACCCTATCCCTTCTGTGGGGTGCGTTGACGGATACAGCTGGAAGTACATACGGCCATACTTCGTACCCCGCAGCTTCCAAGTCAGCTTGCACCTCGTGGAATACCAATCCCCCTGACCAATTAACAAGGCCGAGAACATTCTCGCCCACAACCCAACGTGGTTGAATCTCTCTAATTGCTCTAAGCATTTGCGGCCAGAGATGTCGCTCATCTTCTTTTCCTTTTCGTTTTCCGGCACTTGAGTACGGTTGGCATGGAAATCCACCTGTGAGAATGTCAATTTTTCCTCGGTGAATAGTAAAGTCTGTTTTAGTGATGTCATTGTATTGTATTGCTTTAGGCCAGTAATGATGTAATACTTTTTGTCGGAACTCATTCCATTCGCAATGGAATACGTTTTCCCATCCCATCCATTGTGCTGCTAAGTCAAAGCCGCCTATACCTGAAAATAATGATCCGTGGGTCATAGTAGGCTATTCTTATTCTTATCCAAATTAGTTAAAGGCTTCCCCACCTTAGTCGGCAAAGGGAATATCCGTTCAAATTCTTTGTTTGGCATCCAGCGGTTATTAACCCAATGATATAGTACGGATAGTGGCGGTAGTATTTAGCCGGAAGTATTTTCTTTCGATGTATTGGTGGATGGTCATGGTTTGTGATTAAGGGAGGGGTTAATTTATCCCCTCCCTGGTGAGTTAAAAGGGTAAGTCATCGTTGGTATCAGCACTTGCCGGAGTAGCAGCCGACTGCGCAGGTGCCGCCTGCGCAGCCGGTGCCTTAAAGTTACCAATATACTGCTTCTTTTCCTGAGCATCTCGTTGCTCCTTTGTCTGCGATACTTGGATGCTTCCAATATTGCCGTATTGGTCGGCAGTGTCATTTACCCATAAGGTAAGGTTAAGGTACTTCTTACCGTTCTTAGCCTCGGTAATTTTCTCCTTTGGGATGTCTGATAGGCAGATGCTGCCTGTGTAGAATGTAGCCATA